AATATCATCAATTGTTAATTCTAATTTATCGTCTTTAATTGATAAAATTTCAAGTTCTTTATATTTGTCATCTAACCAAGTAACAACTCCCGTGTAAGTTTTGTCTTCAACAACAATTTTAGATGGGGTTCCACTTTGATTTAAAGTTAATGCTAAATCATAAATGTATTTTATCGATGCTCTCGCATTTCCTTTTGTGTCGTAAGCTAAAAAATAAGCTTTACTTTCGTTAGTTTTTAATCTACCTAAAGCAGATTGTAACTTTTCAATGTTGTCTTGATTACTCATCGTCTTCTATTAATATTTGATTTTTTATTAAAGTATTGAAAGCAATTTTAAATGAAACAGATGTTCCTTCTTGTGCGAATTTTCCTAATTCCTCATCAATTTCATCAATCTCACCTAAAACCCTATCTAAACACATTTTTATTATTTCATATTTAAAAATGTTAACTTCGGTGACTTCACCACCGTCGTCTTCTTTTATTGTGTTTCCTGTTCTACATTTTTCTGTGATTCCATCAAGGTCAATGTAGTAGGATTTTCCAAAGATTTCAACCATATGTCTTGTATTTCATTTAATTTAGTTATTTCTTTACCATAAGTAAAGTATTGATTATAAGTCGTTTGAAATTTTAGTCCGATTTTATCATCGGGGGCCACATCTAAAATGTTTTTATTATCGGTAATCCACATATCACAAGTACTCCACAATTCATCTAAATTAGATGTACGTGAAAATTTAATGTTGTTTCCTAAAAAACCATTTTTTGATAAAAAGAAAAGTGTGGCAGGTCTTGCTTTACCTAATTCATCTAATCCAATTAATGTAAAATTATGTTGTGGATTATCGTAGATAAGTTTGTGTAAATCAGTAAAAGTAGTTGAATAACTTAAACCCGCATGACCAAATATTTCAATTGGATATTCAATAAATAAAAAGTTTTCAAACTCTTCTTTAGATTGAAATTTATATGAATTTAATAAATTATCATTTTGGATTGGTTCAACTACACCGTATTCAAAATTATTATCTTCTTCAAAAGTTACATCATCAGCTAAATAAGACTCATTATAATGATAGTCAAATTTTTGTATAGTGTTTCTAATTACTCCATCAATACTTATAAAAATTTCCATACTAAAAATATAATATGAAAAGGGCTATAAGTAAACCCTAATCATATCTATTCAATATCTCACCGATGATTGGATTTCTAACGATGTCTCCCATACCAAATTCAAAAATTCCAATTCCTTTTACATCTTGTAATCTTTTTTTAGCATCAAACAAACCAGATTTTGTTTTATCTCTAAATTTATCTGATTGTTCAAGGTCTCCCGATAAAAAGAATTTTGAATTAAATCCAATACGAGTTAATAATAATTTAATTTGAGATGGGGTGGCATTTTGTGCTTCCTCAAAAACAAGTATAGTATTATCTACGTTCCATCCTCTCATGTAAGCAAGTGCCGCAACTTCAATATAACCATTATCTTTTAATTCTTCACGAGCCTCTTTACCGATAATTTTATTTAATAGATAATATGATGGATAAATGTATGGGTCTAATTTCTCTTCTAAACCCCCTGGAAGTGACCCTAATTTCTCTTCAGCTTCAACTGCGGGTCTAACTATGATAATCTTCTCATACTTGTTAGAATCGTCGTATAATAGGTCTATTGCTCGTTTCATAGCTATGTAGGACTTACCTACACCTGCGGGACCGAAACATAATGTAATTTGATTTTCTCCAAGAATATTCCAATAGGTTTCTTGGTTTTTGGTTAGGAACTTTTCTTTAGGACGTTTGATGATTTGTCTAATCCTATCCTTATGTGATGTTTTTTTCTCTTCTACTAATACGGGTGGTTGGTTGATTGTTTTGGTTCTAGTTTTATATGCCAAAATTGATAGTTTTAAAAGTTCTGTTTATTGTTAATAAATATCATCATTTTCCAGTAGAACCAAACCCACCAGTACCTCTTTCGGTATCCGATAACTCGGGAACCTCGGTCATATATATGGTAGGATAAGGTAATATGATAATCTGAGCACCTCTTTCACCCACTTTATATTTAATTGAATCCAATCCTTGGGTTTTCTTAAATGTTGCCTGTAATTCACCTCTATAACCACTATCAATTACACCAACACAATTTGATAATATTAAATCTTGATTACGAACAGATGAGCGAGGAAATACTAAACCAACATAACCTTTTGGAATTTCCATGGCAATACCAAATCCATAAGATACACTAAAACTTGTATTTTCAATTTCACGTGTAATAGTTAAATCCATACCAGCGTCTCCAACTTTTGAGTAAGATGGTACCACAGCCTCGGGAACTAATTTTTTAACTTTAACTAAAACTCCTTCAGTAACAATACCACTATTGTTTGATTGAGGAGTAGAAGTTTTATTTTGTTCATTTAACATATCTTTAGATAAGTTATTTAAAACTTTATCAATTTCATTGGCAAAATTTTCATCGAATTTATTTTCATCAGATAAATCTTCCTCAATTTGTTTTAGTTTTTCTAAATAATCTTCAATTTGATTTTTATCCATTTTGTTTCTTTTCTTGTAACCATTTATCTAATGCCTTAATTCTTCTTTTAAGGTCATCGTCTTGAGGTCTTAAACATATTTCTACGAATAAATCTGTTATTCTAATTAATTCCTCTAAAGTAACAGAAACACCAACTGATGTGACATATTCTAAAGCCATTTTACTTTGCGATTGACGCATAATTTGTATTTCACGACTATAGAATTCCATATCAGTTGGTGTTTAATTTGTTATTTACTTTTGTAATACTCCGGTGTGTTCTTACTGTCGATAATACATTCAATTGCCATTTTGGCAACTGAAATACTCTCACTTGAACGTGTGTCTCCGGCTCTGTATTTTGAAGCAACAATGGTTGCCTCTTCTACTGATTCTGCTTCGATAATGTACTTGTACTTTTTAACACGAGGGTTTCCTTCTCTGTCCATTTGTTCGGTTTCATAACCGATTGTTACTAAATAATGCATGTTGTTTCTATTTTATTATTGTTTTAAAAAATTCTACTCTATCCTTACATACTTTTTTTAATGAGTACGTATCTTTAACTGTTTCATATAAACGATTACCTAAATCTTCAATCATATTAGGATTCTCAACTAAACGTTTCATATGTTTTGCCCAATCCTTATGATTTCTTTTTGGGTTAACTAATAACGCATTTCCTTTGTCATTAAATTTACCTTCATTAATTGCTGAAATTAAATCTAAAGTATAAGGGTCAGTTTCACTAGCAATGATTGCTTTTTTATGAAATCCCGCTTCAATAACTTTTAATTGAGATTTATTTGCGTTGAATAAAGACTCAACTAACGGTGCTAATGACACATCAAAGGTATTATAATTTGTAGCATAAGAATTAACTTCTTTTGTCCACCTTCTTCTATACGGTTCATTTACATCATCATAACCATCTTCAACAAACGCACTTAAATATTCTTTATACGGAAGACTTAAAACTTTATAATCGTCTGTAAAATACTTTTCATATTTGTACCAAACAGTTTCCATTGGTTGAATAGGTCTTTGTCTTTGTTCATTTTTTTCATTAATTTCCGTAACTGTTCCTCTTAAATCAAAACCACATAAAACAAATTGGACTTTATCTTTAAATGAGTTATGTGTTGAAGAAATGCCATTTGACATTAATTCAATATCATGTAAGTGTGATGAACCTCCTAACCAACCAAATCTAATTTTATCGGACGTTGTTGGATTTACTTGGAATTGTGGTTCAGTTTCATCTACAGCATTAGGGAAAATTAAAACATTTTTTATATTTAATCTTTCTTTAATTGTTTTAGCAAAAATAGATGTAGTTGTTGTTACGTAATCAACTAATTTTAACATTTCAGTTTTCATCTCACCAATCTTTGAATTTTTAATTTGGTGATACATTGGATGTCTTTGGTCTACAAACCATAAATCATCAATATCCATAATTACTTTAATTCCTTGAGATTGTAACCATTTAATTCTACTAATATTTTGGTCATGATTTAATTGATGAATAAACGTATGAAATACAACGATATTGTAATCTTTAAAATATTCATCGTTATTTTCTGCGTTGAATGTGATATCTACGTGAATCTCGTCTTGAAATTTATCCCCAATAAATTTATATGGGTCCATCATCCTAAATTTACCAACTCCGTGTTTGTCTGATGGTATTGCTAAAATCTTAATTTTTGACATTATACTTGATTATATGTCTATAATATAAGAAAAAAAATTAAGAAAACAAAACTTACTTGGCTTTATTTACGCCTGTGATTTTTCCTTTAAAAATTGAATCCCCAACTTTTAAAACTAAATTTTCGTTAATAGATGCTGTGGTTGATGCTGATAAAATTTGGTTAAGTTTTTCATCCATAACTTTCCTAACTGTATTTTCAATAAGAACGGCAATTGCGTTCATATCAATATTTGATGCCGATTGTTGTTTTGAAAAAGGAACAACTCCTTGTTTTTTGGTGGATACACCTTCTTGTTCCATTAAACGTTTTGCCCCTTTAATAAAATCCATGTCTAAAGTTTCATTTAAAGAAATCGAAGGCATTTGTTCTATTGGATGTTCAATCATAGCACGTTTAATTGCGTCGGGTAATTTAGAATTATTAATTCTATCTGTAGATGGAACTCCCACTGATCTTGTTGATTTAGTGGGTTGTTTTGTTTGTTCATTCATTAGTTCTTCTGGTGATGAAAATAGAATACTTTCATCTATATTACCTCTTTCGTAATTTCCGCCATCTACTTTATTCATGACTTTTTTAGCATTAACTAATTTCTTCATTAAATCATTTTGAGATATTACACCATTTCCTTGTGACATATTAATAAATATTTTCTTTTTTAATTATAACTATTTTTTTAAGAACATTAAACGTTTAATTTTTCTAATACTTTCATTTAACGTTTTGTCTTCTTCCTCCTCCGGTTTTTCCTCAGGATTAACACTTGGTTTCTCTTTAGGTTTTGGTTGTGGTAATTCTTGTTTAACCTCTGGCTCTTTCTCAATTGGAGGAGTTGGTTCAGTAGGTTTTGGTTCCACTTGTAGAGGTACCGGTTTTTCTGCCGTTTTTGGTTGTGATAATTCTGGTTTTTGAGGTTCAGTTGGTTTAACCTCAGGTTTGGTCGGTTCAACTTTACTTGGTTCAGGTTTTGTTAATTCAGGTTTTGTTGGTGTTGGTTTAACAATTCTTGGTTTTTTAACCTCAGGTTTTTTAGCCCAATCCGTAGTTACATAAGTAACACTCATTGATTTGTCATCACCTTCTTTATAATCAGGTCTTTTTTGGTCAAATGTTTTATCACTAACTTTTAAATTACTCATTCTATTAACCATAAAAGTTCTCCATCCCGTTCTATTAAATCCTTTTTTAGAAACTGATGGTGGTTGAACATAAGCACGAACAACTAAATTACCTCTTTTACTTAATCCTAAAGCAACCGCTTCTGCGTCAATCCTATTACCCGGTTTAACACTTTCTTTACCTTTTCTTGGACCACTATAAAAAAATGAGATTTTATTTCTATTATTTATGGCATCAACAATAGGTTTAGTTTTACTTGTTTTTAGAATATTTTTTTCTAACTGTTCTAATATTGTTATAATTGAATTCATTATTGGAAATCAGGATATTTTCTATTGGAATTATAGTAATTAATAGCAATTTCTTGAGTTCTTACTTTTATATCTTCTGGTGTAACTGATATTTTAGATTCTGATTCATACGTTTTTTCACCGGAACCATATTGATTTTTAGGACTAAATTTATTTATAGCAATTTCTTGGGTTCTTACATTTATATCTTGAGGGGTTACCGCAATTTTATCTTCCGGTTCATTTAATTTTTTCTCACTATTATATCCACGATGTGGACCGTACTTGTTAATTTTTAATTCGTCTATTCTTGTTTGAACATCAAGTGGTGTAACGTGTATTTCAGTTTCACTTTGTAATAGTTTTTCCCCCGAACCATATGGATTAGTGGGAGAAAACTTATTTGAAGCAATTTCTTGTTTTCTAACTAAAATATCTTGTGGAGTAACCGCAATCTTATCTTCAGGTTCATTTAATTTTTCATTTGAACTATACCCGTTTTTCTCATTATATTCATTAGTCACTAAACCAATTGGTCTATATTGATTACCTAAAACTTCCAAAGGTGATAATTTACCCTGTCCTGTATTGTAACTTGTATCCATATTAATATTTTATAAGTTTTTTAAATTTTTCAATCTCTTCAAACAATTTCATAGAAGTTAACGCCGAAGCTGTCGACTTAAATGAGTTTGGTTTAATCATGTTTAATGGCGGTAAAAAGTCTGGTTTCTTTGTATGTTTTTTTAAATAACTATTTTTTCTTTCTCCGGTCATCCCACCTATTTCGTCGGACTTTTTTCTACCCTCTTTTCTATTTAAAATAATATCTCTTTCTCCATCTAAAAATTTTTTACCCCAATTTAACATTAAATCTCCACCAGCTAAATCGTATTTTTGTAAATCTACTCCTTTATCCATATTTTGTAAATCGTGGATAATTCTTTTCAATTGACCGTATTTAACTTTTTTATCCGCAACAAGTTTTTTAGCTCTCTCAATACCTCTCACATGTACACCATTAAGACCAACCAAAGTATGGTTAATCTTATTCAATATATCATATGGAATATCAAAAATCCTAAGTTTTAACTCTTTATTCATCGTCTTTTTCTAAATGTTTCTTAATATCATCAACAGTTAATCCGTGACTTTTCATTGTATTTTTTAATGAAAACAATTGTCTTTTAACAATCGGGGTTACTTCTTTTGGTTCAGTTTCAGGTTTTTCTTTTTCTAAAACATCATTTTCTTTTGATTTACTTTTAAGGATACTCTCAATGTATTCTTCCATAAATTTCTTTGGGTTTTCAACTAACCTTACCATATTTTCAGGTAAGTTTTCATCGTAACCCATTGCGTTTAATCTCTCTTTAGCCTCTTCATCAGATAAACCTAATTCTTTTGTAAAGTGATTATATGCTTTACTGTATGGTTCATCTTCCCCCATAGTGTCTTCAAATCCTAAAGCGTCACCCATTGCTATCTCAATAAGTTTTCCTTTGGTAATTTCACCTTCACCCCAATATCTCGTATAGTTTTGAACTCCGTGTGAATTAAAACTACCTACATTACCCGCACCAGCCTTAGCCACTTGATCTGTGGTCCACTCATCGGTAATACCTTTTGTATTTAAATTTGTTGGTCTTTTACCCATTGCGATATTACCTTCACCATCAACAATTTCATCAACCTCTTCCTCTTTTTCTACTTTATCGGGGATTTTACTATAATCTGTCTTATCGGAAAACTCCTTCGCCCATTTAGACCATTTTTTGTTTTTCCCACCTTTAGCCTTGGCATAGAAGAATCTTTGTTGTGCTTTCGACGCAAATTTCTCTTCAATTACCCCTTTTATAAAATTATTCATGTAAATAGACTTTTATATAAATATCAAACACTATGAAAGATATTTATTAAAACATGGCTAATCAGAATATTTTAAGTTTTTATGGGTCTAAACTGGATTTAAAGGTGGATTATTCAGAATTATATGATTTTGAACTTACAAAAGTTCAAGATGATTTTAATGCTCAAGTTTTAGATTTCACAACTCCAATCACATATACGGGTCTAACAATCGACTCATCTTGTTTAACAGGATTAACGACGCCCTATCTTGAAGTTACGGTAAACGAACCGTATACGGGTGGTACTTGTGATTTTACGGTTCGTAGGAGGACTGAGAAAGGATGGACTATAGATTTAGTTTTTAATGGTGTTGTTACGGGAACAACATTTTATTATTTAGGTATAAAAGATGACTTAACTGACTCAAATTACGCGGATAACAATTTAACATTTTCATTTACGGATGATAATAGAATAAAATGGGCAGCTTACCATTATTCAGGATATTGTACACCAGACATAGGATATACTGAAACTTATTATACAGCTTCAGGTCAAACTGAACCATTATGTTTAGATGGTATTTCTTCAGATTTTAATATTACAATTACATTTGATAGATATAGACATTATACTAATTGTGATGTTGAAAATAAAGGAGGTTATAATGATTTAATAGAGGGTCCTCATCCCGTACCATATTCAGACACTTCCGTAACCGCAGTCACATCTACACAGATTGCTTCCGGTTATACAATTACAAACACATTTAAAGATTGGATGACAGGTGGTACATTAACATATGACTATACAGAATCATTAAATAAAAAATGGGCAGAGGAAAAAGATATGAGATTGGGTACATTAAAAATGTATTTGAATGGTAATCCAATTTATAAAGTTGAAAACTTTGAAGAAATTATACCTTCTTTAAGACAATCGGAAAATCCAATGATTCAAGTTTGGGGAGATACCTCATTAAATTATTATATTAAAAAAATACAATACTTTGAAGAACCTTTAGATTTTGTACATGTTAGACATCATTATAAAAATGTAATCGAACCTAATTTTGATATTGTAGATTGTGTTACACCATGTATTGATGATATACGAGGTTTACGTTCTATTTTAATTACCCCAACACCTACGGTAACCACGACATTAACTCCTTCACCTACCGTAACGCCAACTTTAACTGTTACACCGACATTAACATCAACTATTACACCTACACCAAGTATAACACCAACAATTACTCTAACACCAACAACATCTTATTGTTATAGATATACAGTTACTTCAGGTGACACTATTAATTTAACACAATTTAAATTAGGTACCGTAACATTAGATATTAGTTATAGAGATTTTTATGGTAGACAATATGATTTTAATCGTTTAACACAAAATAATGTAATTTATTTTACAGATTTAATTACCCAATCAAATTACGGTACATTTACCGTTAATTCTGGTGGAGTTGTAAATAACGGAACATCTTGGACAATAAGTGGAAATTTTGTTGGTGATTTGAGCGCTAACCCAAGTGTTAACTTTAATGTATGTTTTATTACAACAACATTAACACCAACTCCAAGTATTACACCAACATTTACAATGACCTCAACTCCAAATATTACACCAACAAATACTATTACACCTAGTATTACACCTACAAAATCTGTAACACCAACACATACTCCTACAAAATCTGTAACACCAACCCCAACAGTAACTTCAACTCATACTCCAACACATACCCCAACACCAACTGCCACACCTTCAATACCTTATATAGAATTAAATGTTGGAGTTGGTAATTCTTATTCAGAATCTTGTGATAACTACGCTAATTCATCATTTCAAACATTATTCTCAACTAAGAATATTACGTCAATAATAGTTGGTGATATTGTATATTCCGACACTGATGGTGGTTTATATTCAGGTTATTTTAGTTATGGTTCTAATTGGTATTATGTATCTTTCGGAGTTGTAATAACAATTCAATCGTGTTCGGTAACACCGACAACACCTCCGTCTATTATAACACCTCCACCATCAGGTTTTACATTTGATGCGGATTATATCATTGTAACATATTCATTTACAAATGGTCGAGATTTAGATACAAGAACAAGAATTAGTAATACAAATGTTGGTATGAGTGAATATTTAGGTTGGGCTAATTTAGAAAGTTATCCAACGGAATCTCCTCAATCAATATTAATTTGGGGAGGAGATAATACAGGAAACGGATTTGAAGCTGTTTTAATAGATATAAAACAATTTAAATTACAATATCCGTCTGAAACGTCTATTACTATTGATATGAATGCTATGTGGTATGGAGAAGTTGGTACTAATCCGGTGATTATGGAGGTAACAATGTATAAAGGAGGAATTGTAATTCCCGACCCAAATAATTATTTGTTTGTCGCAATTAATGCATCTGGTAAATATGGTGTTGCTTCTACGGGAACTGTAATTAGTTTATTCTCACAAAATGCTTCAGATTTAGAACATGTCGCGTCGTTACAATATAATTTAACGAGCTTCCGAGGACAATTTATTTAGACATTCCATAGATATTTGATATTTATGATATATGGAATTTTTTATAAGACAAGGGGCTTCTGACCCAATATTGAAAATGAGAATGATTGATGACGGAAAGAACGATAAATCATCTTTTAATGATTTATTGGAAAATGCTGAAATCACATTTGATATGTATGATAGTAATACGGGAGAACCAATTATATTAGCCTCACCTTGTAATATTACAACAAGAACAAAATTATATAACCAAACAACGGACGAGTATTATATCGTCTATAGATTCACATCAGAACAAACAGCAAACATGGGTAAATTTGAGGGTAAAATAAATGTCCAATTTAGAGATGTAAGTTTAACTCCAACTAATCTTTTAATTTTACCGGTAAAAGAAAAGTTATATATTAACATCCATTAATAACTGAAATTTAAAAGTTCCGTGGTTGTCAAATAAGAACTATTAAAGTAGTTTTTAAAATTTGATGATGAGTTATTGAATACCTCATATAGTTCCTCTAATTTTGTAATATCAGGATGTGTAACAATTAGAACGTGGTTTTCAAAAACATAATCTGTATTATCTCTCAATAAACAAAATTTCATATTTTTACTTATAACACGAGACGTGATTATACAGTTAGGAATATTTTTATAATTGTTATTTCTAATATATTGTTTCTTACCTTCTTTTTTAGATTTAAGTTTACCACCAATCTCAACTGTATTTTTTTTAATATTATTGGTGTAAATTAATGTTTTGTTTCCAATCGGACTATCAGATAATGTCGGCATAACCGCATCAAGGTACCAAAGTATTTCACCAATGTTAACTTGAAATCCTCTTTCTCTTAATGTTAATTTATTAACATCTGTAACATTTTTTGTTAAAACATAAAAATTATCCGATAATGAAATGTTTTTATGTTCTTCATCTTTGGTTTTTTGAATTATCAATAAACAAACATCAATAGCAACTTCTTTAAATGGTATATTTTCAACAATATCAAGAACGGTGTATTCTTCATATATTTGTTTTCTCATCATATTATACCAAGGACTTGATAATATTGTGGAGGGAAGTAAGAAAGCTAAAACACCACCATCTTTTAGTAGGTCAAAAGATTTATCCATAAAATAATGGATAAGATTATGTCGACCTTTAATGTCGTCTTTAAATTTATCAACCAATACCTTTTTCATCCAATCATTATAAAATGAATTTATAACTTCAATATATGGAGGATTGCCGATGATAAAGTCATATTTTTTATTAAACTCGTAAAAAATAAAATCATTATTTATGGTATTAACCCCTTCAATACTTTTATAAACGTCGTTGTCAACTTCTAAAGCATCAATTGAAACATTGTATTTTTTAAGTTCTAAAACAAAATTACCAGTACCAAAACTTGGTTCAAGTACATCACCTTTAATCTCAACGTATTCTTTTATCTTATTGATAGTAAATTGACATTCATTTAAATCAGTATTAAACTGTCCATATTTGGATTTATCACTTCTTGACATCATTTACTAATATACAAAAAATAATTCATTAAAAAAATTAAAAATCAGTTAATTCGTTAATTAATTTAATTACATTTTTATATTCTGGATCAAACAAATCACATGGTTTAGAATCATCTTGGAAATCCATTCTAAATCTAACTCTTTTACCTGATTTTATTTTAGATAATGAAATATTACGTCCCTCATCAATTTCATGTTGTTCTAAATTAATTCTTACCAATTCATCGTAAAGATTTTGATTATCGTCACCATATTCTAAACTTGTAAACAAATAATTTTTTTGTGCTGTTGAATTATAAAAACTAATTAGTCTATTAAATCCATACCATCCGGTGTTCCATTTAATAAGTTCTTTTTTATTTTTCTTATCTTCGTGTGATAAAAATCCTTTAACACTTATATATAAAAAATCAGGAGAATTTTGTGAACCAAATGGTTGGGGAAAAAAATATATTTTATTTAAATCAATATTTGGAAAAAATTCTTTTAAATCTAATAATGTAAATTCTGAATTTAATCCTTTTACAACCTTTTGTTTTAAATTTAATCTAGCATTTACAAATAATTTTCTTTTACTCTCAAAAAATTTATTCATGATTTCTCCACTAACAATTAAATCAGGATCAGATTTTAAAATTATAGTTTCGATATCTTTTTCTCTTTTAGTTTCGTGCCATACATTTTCTGAGTAAGAAAATAAATTGGTTAATATTTTAAAAAATCTTTCACTTTTAGTCATATTATTAAATTTTATATAAAATAATGAAAAAAAAATAATAAAAAAAATAATCATATATAATTTTTTAATACCCCCTTTTTTCTTTATATTTATTAATGTAAACAAGGCAAACTGTGATTTTATCACAAGCTAATACGTCAAATTATAAAATAAAAAATATGAAAGAGGTTATCTCTCAGGAAGTTATTGAAGGCTTCCTTAATGGTGGTGACGACGAAATGTATATCGTTGGTGTTGAATACGACTATCCCACAAATACAATTTACAAACTTATTCAAGACCCTGAACAAGGGAAAATAGTTAAACCAGATTCGTTTACACCATTCTTATGGGTTGGTGATTTAACGGGTATGAATTTCTATAATAACTCAAAAGCCATGCAGAAAAAACGTATGGGTGAGTTTGGTATTCTAATTGAAAAATTAGACACACACGGCAACGAACGTTTAGAAAATGGCATGACCCATATTGTTAGAAGTATTAAATCTTATACGGATTTAGTTTCGTTCTTTAGAATGGGTGGATTAAACCCTTGGGATGAGAAATGTAGACACTTATTTACTATCTTAAACCCTGTGGAACAATATCTTATACAGAAGAAAAAAAGATTATTTAAAGGTATTGATGATTACGGTGGTGTTAATAGATTTGTGTTTGATATTGAAACCACAGGTCTTGACCCACAAACTTGTGTGATAATATTAATTGGAGTTAAAGATAATAAAGGATTAAATGAAACAATACCCGCATTTGGTGAAGATGGTGAGAAGAAATGTATAGAAAGATTTTTTCAATATATAAAAGATTTAAAACCAACCATTGTGGCGGGTTATAACTCCGCCTTTTTTGACTGGCCTTTTATTTTAAAACGTGCGGAGATATTAGGTGTTGATGTTGATGGTCTTACACAAATTTATACATCCCAAGGTATGAAAGAAAAAGAAGGGATGTTAAAACTTGCCAACGAGATTGAACCATATACACAACACGTTATATGGGGATTTAATATTATTGATATTGCCCATTCAGTAAGACGTGCTCAAGCAATCAATTCTGAAATTAAATCTTGGGGATTAAAATATATTACAACTTATTTGGAGAAAGAAAAACCTAATCGGGTTTATGTAGATGGTGCTAAAATTTCCAAGATTTATCTTGATAATGAAAGTTATTATGTAAATCCTAAAACAGGTAATTACAAAAAAATTGGAGAACCGGGTACAGAAAATATTTTACAAAAATATCCAGGTAAATTTGAGATATGGCCAGGTAGAAAAATTGTAGAACAATATCTAGATGATGACTTGTATGAAACTATGGTAGTAGATGATAGTTTTTCTCAATCAACATTCTTACTTTCTAAATTGGTTCCTACCACATATGAAAGAATTGCCACAATGGGTACGGCAACATTATGGAAGATTATTATGTTAGCATGGTCTTATGAAAATAATTTAGCAATTCCATCTAAAGATGAGAAACGTGCTTTCACAGGAGGTTTATCTCGTTTATTAAATGTTGGTTACGCGAAGAACATTGTTAAGTTTGACTATGCATCACTCTATCCGTCCATTCAATTAGTATATGATGTGTTTCCCGCGTGTGATGTAATGGGTGTACAAAAATCAATGTTAAAATATTTTAGAGATATTCGTATCAAATATAAACATCTTGCCGGTGAGTTAAAAGATAAAGACCCTGTATTAGCGGAGATGTACGACCGTAAACAATTACCAATTAAGATTTTTATCAATGCGTATTTTGGTAGTTTATCCGCACCACATGTATTCCCTTGGGGAGAAATGGATTCAGGTGAAACTATTACTTGTATTGGTCGTCAGTGTTTACGTATGATGATTATGTTCTACATGAAGAAGGGTTATAAACCTCTTGTAATGGATACAGATGGTGTGAACTTTGAAACACCCGATGGAATTGAAAATACAAGATACATTGGTAAAGGATTAAATGAATTAGTGAAAGAAGGAAAAGAATACACAGGTATTGAAGCTGACACCGCAGAATTTAATGATATATTCATGAGAAATGAAATGGGATTGGATATTGACTATGTTGCTCCAGCTTGTATTAATGTTTCTCGTAAAAACTACATCATTAAGATGATGAAGAAAGGTAAAGAGAAAATTAAATTAACAGGTAATACAATTAAATCAAAAAAATTACAAACATATATTGTTGAGTTTTTAGATGAGGGATTAAAATATTTGTTAAATGGTGATGGTCATTCATTTGTTGAATTATATTATGAATATGTAAGTAAAATTTATAATAAAGAAATTCCATTATCAAAGATTGCTAACAAAGCTCGTGTGAAACAAAGTATTAATGATTATAAAAAGTATGTTATGAAAACTACTAAAGCAGGTTCATTAATGTCTCGTCAAGCACATATGGAATTAATTATGTTAAATGATTATCCGGCAGGTTTAGGAGATACAATTTATTATGTTAATAACGGTGTAAAGAAATCATCAGGTGATGTACAAAAGATTGCTAAACCATCAAAGAAATCACAGGAAGAATTTATTGCTAAACATGGTCATCCGATGCCGAATGATTATATTGAAGTTAATTGTTACATGATTGATGAAAAAGAAATATTAAATAATCCAGATTTAAAAGGAGATTATAATGTTCCTCGTTATCTTAATAACTTTAACAAACGTGTGGAACCTTTATTAGTTGCTTTTCATCCGTCAATTAGAGAAGATATATTAATTGAAACTCCCGAAGAAAGACAATACTTTACAAAACAACAATGTGAACTCGTTAATGGTTATCCATTAAAAGAAGAAGGTCAAGATAAATTAGATGAAGTTATGACGTTGTCTGATAGTGAAGTGATATTTTGGAATAGAGTTAAGAGAGACCCTTACTTTATGTACGTTGAAAATAGTTTAGAACTTGCTGACCAATATTGGGTTGAGCACAATAGAAAAGTTGTTTCATTACAAGAACAAAGCATTATGTCAAATGAAGATGAGATAATTGAAACTAACGGACACGATTATGCATTTCATGCAATAGAAAGTTAGACAATATTAAACGGAGACGGCATAGCTCTGAACTTAAGAGATTTGTTAAGATTTTCAGCTTCACCAGCTTTTCTTTCGAGAAGTTTGTCAGGACGAAGTCTTTCCAATCTTGCCATAAGTTCCTCAATTAATTTAGATTTTTCATCTTTACCTTCCGTAATTAATGATTGGTAGTCTAATTTAATAGAACTATCAGGAACTTGTAAGTCACCTGAAAATTTACCCCATATACGTCCTAAACCTTCTTTAGCATAACCAATAAGATATTTTCTAACCCAATTTTGTGAGGGTTTATTTAAGTCGTCCCAAGTCAATTCATCTGTCATTACATCAGAAGGTAATTTAATAATATCTTTGTTTTTCTTTAAACAAGTATCTCTATCCATGGTTTCATAGTACCAATACCAAACACGATAGTTATTACTTCTTAAGTTTGTAAAATCAAATTTACCACCTGGTACATTATATAAATGAATTAATTTTTTACCTTCAGGACCGGCAGTAATTCTATATGTAACATCTCCACCGATTAAACGGTTTTTAATGTTTCTATCACCCATTCTTAATAAAAGGTCAAAAGCTGGCATCATAAAGAATGAACCCGCAGAACCTGTTTGAGCAAAACCACCCGCACTACCAAATCCGGCACCACCCAAACCACCAAACCCACCTAAAAATGGATCCACAATTGAATCGGTTAATGTAGCTCTATTAAACCATAAAAGTTCGTTTATTTCACGACCAGCGGGAATTTCATAAACTTGTTGATTTCTAACTATTGTAAAATAATCTTTTTTTAATTCACTATCACCACCGGCTTGTAAACCTACGATTTTAGAATAAGCATATGTATATTGAGTCTCGTAATCTAAACTACGTGTTGTAAATGCTCTACTCAAAGATTGAGTATCTACATTTAAACCCGCTAAAGATGACCATTGAGATTCAATTAACCAATCGCTCACATATTGTTCATATTCGGATAATGATAACTCCATAAACGTATCCATTTGTTCTTCCGTAAGTTCAATACCACGAACTGGCATACCTAAAAGGTGAAATACTTGGGTATATAATTTATCCTTTTCCTCTTGTGAAATAATTGTGGCCATAATTTGATTTATTATTATAAATATCTTATATTTAAGTTATGAACAAATCATTATTAGACTTATTTGAAACGGCGGGTAAGAACGATTTTGAATTTACCTACAAAACGGGTGAAGGGGAGAACGTTTTATCTTTAGATTTAGAGAATAAAAAATTGACTTTAACGATAGGCGACCCTGAACATAAAGATTTAGATGTAATTATAAGGGATGCTATTATGACTATTAAAGGAGGCTCTTAAGTAGGTCTTTACTGAATGATTCGGAGTATTCTCCGTCACCCATAACTTGGTCAATAATACCTTTTTTCTTTTGTAAAATATTGTAGATTATCTTCTCAACCGTATTCTCAAACACGGGATAATAAACTAACACACTATTCTTTTGACCATAACGGTACGCTCTATCCTCCGCTTGACTATGATGAGCCGGTACAAAAGATAAATCATTCATAATAACAACCTCACCGGCGGTTAATGTAATACCAACACCACCGGCAACAATGTTTGAAATGAATATTTTTATTTTATCTTCATTTTGAAACCTATCAACACTTTCTTGTTTTTTTTCTTTAGACATACTACCATTTAATATTACTGAATTTTTTTTGTATTTGTCATGTAACATATCTAATGACATTGTAAAGTTGGTGAATACAATTACCTTCTTTCCTTGGTCTAAACATTTATCTATAATCTCACAAGTATATGGAATTTTTTCATAAGCAATAAGTTGTCTAATTTTCATTAAACGATTTAAAGTTACACTTAAAGTTTCTTTATCTTTATTATCATTACTAATTCTTGTAAACTCTTCTAACTCCTCATCATACATTTTACTACTTAATTCCACAAACACAGGTGTGACAATCTTTTCAGGTAAATCTAGAATATCCGTCTTCATTCTACGAAGAACATATGATTTTGTTCTTTCTCTTAACTCATCTAAATTACTTGCCCCACTTGTATTCCACACTTTTCTATTACCGACGGTGAATTGATATCCTTTACAATAACGACGAACATATGATTGCCAATTTAATGTTAAAGGTGAATCTACAATCTTTAATAAATTGAAATAGTTTATTGGTCTTGATGTCATTGGGGTTCCCGTTAATAACCAAACTTTAGGTATTGTTTCCAATACATCATTTAATAAACGAGTTCTATTAGCGGTACTGTTACTAACATAATGAGCTTCATCCACAATTGCCAAATCAAACTTTTCATTTACCAATAATTTATAATCGTCACTATCTTCACTTTTTTCTGTGGTATGGTAATTCTTTAATATATCATAATTGATAATGTAGTAATCAAAAGTAGAACCCCATTTACGACCTTCAACAATTAAAACTCTTCTATCTGTGTAATTTTTAATCTCTCTATCCCAATTTATTTTAAGTGACGCTGGACAAACAATTAATACTTTCTTTGCCCCACTTTCCATTGACGCAATAACCGCTGCTGTCGTTTTACCAAGACCCATGTCGTCAGCCAATATAAACTTATTGTTTGCTAATAATTTCTCAATCGCAACCTTCTGATGTTCCATAGGTGGACGATTATCATATGGACTATAATCAATTACACGATTTAATTTTTTCTCATCTTGAACTATGGCGGATTTTGGTAACCACATTGCATAGTTTTGTTCTGTATCCGTAACTCTACCCCAAATGTGGTAAGCTTTATCAGACTCACATAATAATTTTTCACACCATATTTTTTCAGGAGGTAATGTTAATAATCTTTCCTCTTGAATTTTTTCTCCAAATGTAGAAACTATACCAATATGTTTACGAGCAACTTTTGGGGTAGTGTCTTTGTATTTTATAACATATTCAGATTGTGGACGAGTTAATTTAAAATTTTTCAATTCCAAAAATTTACGTTTATAATCTAATAAAACGTTATTTGACCCCTCATATGTTGATAAAACTTCTCTTGCTTCTATTTCAGGTATTTTATTTTCCATCTATTATATATAATATAACTAAATAGAATGGAAGATTAAACTATTTATTAGGATATGGATAACAAACTACCAATCACTAGAGTGTCAAAATTCTTTGGACAAGACGATTTTGACTTACATATTCAAATGGGTAAGGAATATCTACATGGTGATTTAAACATGAAGTTGGTACTTTATAGAGTGGATAGGGCTAAAACGGAAATTGACGATGTTTATGCTGAAGTGGGTACGGATGAAATAAAGTATTTCCCACCGGTGGAATTTAATGGTTTGGTTAAAATTGAAGAGTCAAAAAATAATACATATAAAAATGGTATTTTAAGGTACAACGAACCGGGTAATATGATTATTTCAGTTTATATGAGGCATTTGGAAGAGTTAAACATTGATATTAGGTACGGTGATTTTATTGGTTATCCAGAGTCTGAAACAAGAACTAGATTTTATACCGTTACAAATGATGGTAAAGTAGTTTCAGATAATAAACATAACATGTTTGGTTATAAGCCATATTATAGAAATATAACATGCTCACCAGCACAAGACAATACATTTAGAGGAGTTTAATATGGGAATACCTAAAAAAAGAAAAACTGATATTCAGATTTACAAACAGGCGGATGGTGTCGCAAGAAGACAAGAATTGTTAGATAGAATTACTAAATCTGACACTTATCTTCCTGATAGTATATTACACGACGATTTAGATAAAGGAATGTTGGACTATGTTTCTAATACATTTAAGGTCGTTTCTGATGGTAAACAAATTCCAATTATTGATAAGATACTAACAATTCAAAGGTGGGGGGAGTTTACACAAAACTGGTCTTTTAGTGATGAGGACAATAATATGAAATTACCTTTCATAGCCACAATAAGAAGACCCGACGTACAATTTGGAACAAACCCGTCAGTTCAAAGAACAATTCCCGATAGATATCAGATTTATTATGCTGCCGTTCCAAATTGGAATGGTACCACAATGGGGGCTGACATATATACAATACCACAACCAATTCCCGTGGATGTAACTTTTGATGTTACAATTGTGTGTGGTAAATTTAGAGATTTAAATAAGTTTAATAAAATAGTTTTAAAGCATTTTGCTTCAAGACAAGATTACACAACAATAAAAGGTCATTATATTCCAATCGTATTGGATAAGATTGAAGATAATAGTCCAATTGACACAATCGATGGACGTAGATTTTATATTCAAAACTATCAGTTCACTATGTTAGGATATTTAATAGATAGTGAGGAGTTTGAAGTTAAACCCGCAATTAATAGATTATTTACCATGTTCGAAATTGTAAACCAAAACACAGTATCAAAAAAATTCATAAGTAAGACAGTTAATATTGTCACAAGTAATCAAAGTGCTTTTGGGGGTCAGACTGTTTTTACAGTTAACGAACCAATAGGTACTTTATTTACTGTTGCCATAAATGGTATTATCCAAACTAGAGATGTTCATTATTATCATGTTGCTTACACGTCAAGAATTACTTTAGCGGAACCCGTTCCTGATTTTAGTTTAATAACTATAATTTATTATAAAGGTAAAAATAGTATTATATTAGATAATTTTGGTAAGTTATTAAAAGTAAAAACTGAAATTTTTACATATTCTACATCGATTAATTTTTTCTTGGACTATGATATTAAAAGTATTGTAACATTAGATGTTAACGGTATGGTACAAACTGAAGGCGATTCATTTGAAATTACCGGTACTAATGACATTACACTTTTAGGTACCCCAAGTGTGGGGTCAACAATAGGTGTTACATACGTTTATTAGTCATCACCGTAAATGTCCTTCTTTTTAGGTTTACAAAGTTCTTCTATGTGTTTTTCTAACACTTTATAAATTTTTAATCCATTTTTATCACAATAATTTTTTAACATTTCGTGATGTTTCTCACTTATTTTGACGTTTTTTTGATTGTTTTCCATAAAAAAGATATTAAAAGATAAATAACTATCTTTTTAAAAAAAGTTGGGAAATCTTTGATAAAAACAAAGATATTTATAAGATAAGTAATAAATTAATTTAACCAAACAACAATCAATGGCAAGTAATAACAGAGTTTTCGTCTCTCCAGGTGTTTATACATCAGAGGTCGATTTAACATTTGTGGCACAAAGTGTCGGTGTTACAACATTAGGTTTAGTAGGTGAGACCCTTAAAGGTCCAGCTTTTGAACCAATTTTAATCACAAGTTTTGACAATTTTAGAACATCTTTTGGTTCTACATCCCCTGAAAAAGACGGAAACGGAAATCCAAAATATGAATTAGGATATGTAGCTAAATCTTATCTTCAAGAATCTAACCAATTATTCGTAACAAGAGTATTAGGAAAGAGTGGATATAAACCAGTGAAATCTTTCGGTATTGTAACTGAAGGAGGTATCACGGTACCATATTTAGAAGAATATTTAGCCGGTACATATACAGGTAACACAGCAGGTAACTTTGCGTGGAACCCGAATAGTCCTTCTTCATCTTATGTTTACAAGTCTTTATCAGGTGTTACAGCAGTTGATGGTACATCAATTCCTGATTATATTAAAAAGAATTTTAGTGGTCTTACCTCATCGGATAATGGTAAATTCTTTACTATTGGTTTTATGCCGGCAGGTTCAAACTATCCATTTTTAAACGGATCAAAACAACAAGTTTCACCTTTAACAGGTAAGATATATAGTGAGAATGAAAATAGACAAGAATGGTATAACACATGTTTTGTAGAAACAACTCCAGGTGATGAGACAACTATCACATCAATTAGAAGTTATTTATTTACATGGACAGGTGGTACTTCATTTGATGGTGAATATTTTGATATAAATGCTTCTTTAGATGATGAATACGATAACGTAGTTATTGCTTCATTAAGATCAAGAGGTAGATATGTACAACAAAATTTAAATTTAGAAGTTACAAATAACACTAAAATTAAATTAGGTAATACATCTGACCTTGAATATAATCCATTAGCCGACTTTACAATCGAAGTTACGGGTGTAACAAGTGGAGTTAAATCATTTAACGTTTCATTAGATACAACTTCATCACATTATATTACTAAAGTATTAGGTGTTGATAACTTTGACCAATCATATACTGACCATCCAATTTATGTACATGAAGTATATCCTAATTGGTTAAAAAATGCGTTTGAACAAGGTAAAATTAGAGGTTTACAAACAACATTTATATATGATGATGTTGCTGATGATTTCTTAACTGAATACGATACTCCAATTTCTCCAATTGTTGTTTCAGAAGTAAGAGGTGGAAAAGTTGATAATTTATTTAGTGTAATTACAATTTCAGATGGTGAGTCAGCAAATAAAGAAGTTAAAATTACAATTCAAAATGTAAATTTAGATTCAGGTGAATTTGATATGTTAGTTCGTGATTATTACGATACTGATGATAATGTCGTTGTTTTAGAAAAATTTTCAAGATGTTCTATGAATCCAGATGTGGCAGGTTATGTGGCTAGAAAAGTAGGTACAGCAGATGGTGAATATACTTTAAATTCGAAATACATTATGTTAACCATGGCAGAAAATGCTCCAACAGACGCATTTCCAGCCGGTTTTAAAGGATTTACAAGTAAACATTCATTTGGAAGTGATAGTAAATTAGGTGCGGTTACATATAAAACTAACTATTTTGACGCGGGTGAAGTAATGTATTACAAAGCGGACGGTACACCAGTTTTATCAAGTGGTGATAAAATTAAGAAAGTATCTTTAGGTTTATCTAGTCAAAACGCATTCACATATGATGATGACTTATTGAAATTTAAAGGAAAATCTGCCGCAGGAACAACAAAAGGATTCCATTTATCAACAAACGCATCAACAATTACAGGTACAACTTATATTACAACAGGTTACGATTTAGAAGGACAAAGTGACCCAACTAACAATAAACTAACAAATATTAGTTATCGTAAATTTACATTTGCTGTATTTGGTGGATTTGATGGTTGGGATGTTTATAGAAATGTTAGAACAAATACAGATCAATACATTTTTGGTACTCACACTTATATTTCTGGTAACACAAATAACGGTGGTGTATTTAGTCCAACAGTGGCTAATTCAGATTACTATGCTTATTTAGACGGTATTAACACATACCAAAACCCTGAAGCGGTGAATATTAACGTATTCGCAACACCGGGTATAAATTTCTTTGAACATAGTTCATTAACTACACAAGCAATCGACATGATTGAAAATGATAGAGCAGACTCAATCTACATTATTGGTTCACCAAATGAAACTGATATGGCTTCAATTGTTGGTGATTTAGATGATGTTTCAATAGATTCTAACTATTCAGCAGTTTATTGGCCTTGGATTCAAGTAAGAGATACAGATAACGCAACTCAATTATACATCCCACCAACAGGTGAGGTTTGTAGAAATATTGCCTTAACTGACAATGTATCTTATCCTTGGTTCGCAGTTGCGGGTTATTCAAGAGGTTTGGTAAACGCTATTAAAGCTCAAAAGAAATTAACTTTAGACGAAAGAGATACACTTTATAAAAACAGAATTAACCCAATTGCCACTTTCTCTGATACAGGAACCATCATTTGGGGTAATAAAACCTTACAAGTTAGAGAATCTGCTTTAGATAGAATCAACGTAAGAAGATTATTATTAAGAGCAAGAAAATTAATTTCAGCGGTTGCTGTTAGATTATTATTTGAACAAAACGACGAACAAGTAAGACAAGAGTTCTTAAGATTGGTAAACCCAATTTTAGAAGCAATTAAGAAAGAAAGAGGTTTGTACGATTTCCGTGTAACTGTATCAAGTGCACCTGAAGATATCGACGCAAACACACTTAGAGGTAAAATCTACGTGAAACCAACTCGTTCTTTGGAATTCATTGATTTAGAGTTCGTAATCACTCCAACAGGAGCTTCATTTGACAATATCTAATCTAAAAGGAGATATAAAATAGAGAAGAGGGTATCAGAAATGGTACCCTTTTTTTGTGGAACGTTCCACGTGGAGCACATATTAAAAATATAAAATATACATAACTCCCAGTATACTAGTTTATACTAGAACTAGTTATTAAAGTATTTATATTATATATTATTATTTAGTAGATTACTGGAACTGGTTATACTGGGTGACTGTAAAAAACTACGGAAAATTTTTGACAAAATCAACTTTTTCATATAATATTTTAAAAAAAAATTATTTTCTAATACTGACATATTTATAAGAAAGTAAATAATACTAAAAAAACTTAACTAATACAACATGGCAGATTTATTAATGAAAATGCCGGTTCCTTACGAACCGAAAAGAGTCAACCGATTTATACTAAGATTCCCATCATCTTTGGGTATCAACGAATGGTACGTACAATCGGCAGCAAGACCTAAAGCTAAAATTAACGTTACTCCAATTCCGTTTTTAAATACATCAACTTATGTGGCTGGTAGATTTGAGTGGGAAACTATGCAAGTAACCTTCAGAGACCCAATTGGACCTTCAGCGGCACAAGCCTTAATGGAATGGTTCCGTTTACATGCTGAGTCTGTAACAGGTCGTATGGGATATGCCGCAGGATACAAAAAAGACATTGAACTTGAAATGCTTGACCCAACAGGAGTTGTGGTTGAAAAATGGATTTTACAAGGTACTTTCTTATCAGATTTGGATTTCCAAAATTTAGATTATTCAAGAGATGATTTATCTACTATTCAATGTACATTGAGAATGGATAGATGTATCTTGGTTTACTAATATTATATTTTTTCATAATATAAACCGATATTTCAGAAATGGAGTATCGGTTTTTTTATTAAAAACTTTACTTTATCATAGTTATAGTATAAACTTATATTATGGAAGACTATAGAATTGACCCAACAATTGCCTATGATGTGGTAGAATTACCAACCAAAGGAATATATTACAAAAATAAAAAGAAATCAGTAAGAGTTTCTTATTTAACTGCGGCAGATGAAAATATACTATCATCTCAAAATTTGATATCTACAGGTAAAGTAATTGATGAATTATTAAAAAGAAAAATTGTAGATAAAGATTTATCTATTGATGAAATTGTAGAAGAGGATAGACAAGCAATTTTAATATTTTTAAGAAATACGGCGTTTGGTTCTGATTATACCTTAACCGCAACCGACCCTAAAACTAACACTAGTTTTTCTGTTGAAATTGATTTAAGTGAATTAAAAGTTAAGGATTTTACATTGGTAGAAGATGTTAATGGTGAATATCCATTTTATATGGAAAAAAGTAAAGCAAATATAACCTTTCAATTTCTATCCCTTAAACAAGAAAAGGAAATTGATGAGATTAAAAAAAGTTGGAATGGTATTGGTATTGCTCCTGTAGTTACAAAACAACTTGAATTTATGATTAAATCTGTGGGTGGTAATAAAGAACAGATGGCTATTCGACAATTCATTGAAAGTTTACCAATTAAGGATTCACAAGATTTTAGAAAATACGTTTCGGAAAATAAACCGGGTTTAGATTTAACCCAAACAGTAACCACCCCATCAGGAGATAGTGTCCAAATTGAAATTGGATTTGGGGTTGAGTTTTTTCGCCCTTTCTACGGATTATAGAAAAAATCTATTAGATGAGATTTTATTTTTAGTTACAAGAGGTTTTTCATATAATGACATTTTAATTATGCCCATATATGAAAGGAGATATTATGTTAATTTCCTAGTGGAAAAAATATCAGAAAATAACTAATTAGTCTATTTATAAACATGTCAGTTAATATTAATGATTATTTAGGAAAAACGGGAAACGCACAGGCCGATGCTGAAGCTTATAGAATTGCTAAAGTCGGTGAAGCGAGAGACGGAAAATATACATTAACTAGTGACGAATCCATTAAATTTGTAAACAAATATACATCTGGTAAAAGTAATTTCACTGGTAGTGGAGGTAGTTCAACAACAACTACCAATTCTGAAGGTGGTGATGAGTTGGCGGGAGCTATTAAAAAAAGTGGTGGTATAATGTCAGTAATTGAAGGTGTAGCATCTTTTGCCAATAAAGCAATTAAAGGTGTTACGGGTGTTGCTGAAGATGTAGTAAATTCTCAATTAGGTTCAGGAAAGGGTACTGATTATACTACTAAAATGCTCGATATTGTTAAAAGAAACGGTATTGATGTTATTGGTGGAGTTGTTGATTTTGTTAAACTTTCATATAACGAAGTTATGGACCAATTAAAACAACAATCAAGTTTATTTACCGATATTAATTCTAAAGTAGGTATTAGTGGTCAACTATCACAAGGTTTAAGAGATGATATGATTGAAGCGTCTAAAGAAGGTGCAAGATATGGTATTACATTATCAGAAATTGGTGATTTTTATACAACCATGTCTGCTAATTCTGGTAAGTTTGCTTTAATAAATCAAAATATTATGGAATCGGCGGAACCTGTTTCAATGATATTAGGAAAAACCATGGGACAAATGGGTGATATTATGTCACAATATGAAAATGTCGGTATGGGGGTTGATAAAACAATTAAAGCTTTAGGTGACGCTTCTTTAAGAACTGTCGGTTTGGGATTAAATGCTAGAAAAGTGACCGACGAAATGACAAAAAGTATTGGAAATTTAAATAGTTACGGGTTTCAAAATGGAGTACAAGGATTAGAAAGAATGTCACAAAGGGCGGTTGAATTTAAAATGAGTATGGGTGAGGTATTCAAATTGGCTGATAATGTGTTTACACCTGAAAAGGCCGTTGATTTATCAGCAAGTTTACAAGTTTTAGGTGGTGCTATGGGAGATTTTAATGACCCAATTAAGCTTATGTATATGGCAACAAATAACGTTGAAGGATTACAAGATGCTTTAATTGGTGCCACAGAAGGGTTAGCAACATATAACCAAGAACAAGGTAGATTTGAAATTACAGGATTAAACCTTAGAAAGGCACAAGAAATGGCTAAGGCTTTAGGTGTTGATTATAAAGAATTAACAAATTCAGCAATTGCGGGTGCGGAAAGAATGTCCGCAACAAATGCTTTAATGTCTAATAGTGTAACAAGTGGAATGGATGAAAAAGATAAAGAGTTTTTAATTAACATGTCCCGTATGGAAGGTGGGGAAATGAAAATTGTAGTTCCTAAATCATTACAAGATGAATTTGGAAAACAAACCGAAGTATCTTTAGATTCAATGACTAAAACACAAGCGGAAGCTTTAGCAAAATATCAAAAAGAAAATCAAAAGATAGATACAAAAGAATTAGCAATGTCTCAATTAACATATACCGAACAAATGGCTAGAGGTATCGATGTGATTGCCACATACTATAAAATACAAGGTGCTAGATTTGCCACTGGTTTGGCAAAAGGGGCAACAGCCGGGTTTGCTGATGATATGAAAAATGCGATTGAAAAATTTTCAAAAGAAAAATCATCAACAACCTCTAAAGATGCTGAAAAGGCTGGTGTTAGAGCTGGTGAAATAGTTGCACACCCAATTGATTATCTTGAAAAAAAGGGTAAAGAAATGTGGAATAAAATAACAGGTAATGAATCAACAACACAACCAACAAATCAAAAAGTTGAACATGTACATACATTTAACCCAACAAATCCAGTAGAAGACGGATTACAAAAGGCCATTTCAAGAGACAATAGTCTATTAGAAAGTTGGACATCAAAGTCAAAAAATGACTTAACAACACCACAAGTTGCTCATAAAAATTAGATTATATCTATTTATATTAAAATACAATAATGCCAAGTTTTTTAGATTTTAATTCCACCAAAAGTTTTAGAGATAAGATATTAGGAAGAACTTTGCAACAACCAAACGGACCCCAAACATTTAGTGATACTTCATATCGTGAACAAAATTTGAGTGATATACCTAATATTAGTTTAGGTAACGTTGATACAAATAGAACATCAGATTTAAAAAGTATACAAACTATAAATCTTTATAAACCAGAATCGTTTTTTATTGAAGAGAATATTGATACTTTACCAAGAAGAGCAAATTTAAGTTTATATCCATATTTTACAACCGGAGACTATAATTTATTTGGTATTATGAATACCAAAAGTTATGATACCGAATCTGAATTATTCAAATTTGCAGCTTATAACATTAGAAATAATACACAAGGTCCTGTATATTCAAGAATTGCTCAAAATGTTGAAAAAACAACATTAGGTAGAGTAAGAATTTTAGATGCTTTAAATGGTAATTCGGCGGCGGCTTTAAATATAATAACAGGAAGAGAACCTTTAGTTGAATCTAACTATTCAATTACTATAAATCCCGCTAACCCATCAGGGGTACCTGTTGATTTTTTAACGGCAGTTGAGGGGGCGGATAACTTCCCAACGAGTATTATACCGGGTGATTATTTAAGTAATCCACAAAACCCCTTAAATTATAATTCTCAAAACCCATTACAATTAGGTACATTACTTAATGACGCCACAGGTGTTTTAGCCTCTATGGTGGGTATACAAGGAAAACCAAAAATTAGTCCAAGACCATCAGATATTCTTATTGAATATATGGGACAAGGACAAAAAAATAGATTATTTGATTTATTAAGTTATTCAAGATATTCACCAAACTATACAGCGTTATCTACGGTTAATAATTTTTTACAAAATAAATTACAAATAAAAAGTCCAATACAAATCCCTGGCAATACATATATTGGTGATGATAGATACTACGATGTAAAATACTCAATGAGTGATTTTTGGGATAGAACGGTTAGAGGAAACTATTATACAAGTTTAATGTTTGATAGTGGTTCCGCTGAACTATTTCATAAAAGTAAAAACATATCAGAAGGTGGTTCTATAGGAGGTAATTTAACTTGGTATAGTAAACACTCAAAAAATGTATTAGGGGCTAACAATAAGTCCTATAGTGATAATAGTAGTGATTTTGAAAGTAAGTTATCAACCAAATTTGAATATAGAAGAGACTCGATTTTAGGTAATACACAGACGTTATTAAATTCATTACCTTCAGATGGTGGAATTTCTCGTTCACATGTGGCAAATGTAATTGACCAAACTAGTAGAGTTTTCCAAGAAGGTGATGTTAAAATATCAAGAGGTTCGGCCATCAAATACACCGATAAATTTGGTCAAGAAAGTGGTATGGAGTATTGTAGAGTTTGGACAAAAGATAGACCGTATTTACATTTAAGTGATACTATGAAAAAAACTGACACCATTAGAAAATATGATGGTAGTGTTTTAGGTGGTAGAGGTAGAGTTTGGAATACAAGTATCGCTCCAATGTCAAATGGTAAAAAATCTTTTGAAAATTCAAGCAACATTACTAACGGATACCAATATGGTGGTGGGTTTTACGCAAAAAAATATATGTTCTCAATTGAGAATTTAGCATGGAAGACATCTAATAAAGATGGATTTAGAGTTTCAGATTTACCTGTTTGTGAAAAAGGTCCAAACGGAGGTCGTGTTATGTGGTTCCCACCATATGACTTAAAAGTATCAGAACAAAATCAGGCAAGATGGGAAGAAAATTCTTTTTTAGGTAGACCCGAACCAATTTATACATATCAAAATGCTTCAAGATCAGGTCAAGTATCATTTAAAGTTGTAGTTGACCACCCAAGTATTTTAAATTTATTGACAAGAGAATATTTTAAAGATAAATCAGATGAAGAATCTGATAATTACATCAATGCGTTTTTTGCGGGTTGTCAAGATTTAGATTTTTATTCTTTAATACAAACATACACAACATTAGATACTAATGATGTATCAAATATTCGAGCTTATTTAAATGCCGGAACACCAAAAGATGTTATACAACAATACAAATACACATCTACAGACGTTACAATAAACAAACCAAACTCATCACCTGAAGTACCAAAACCAGTCACTGTTCCTGATTTTAACGGTCAATTATTTTTCATGAATGATAGGCCAACTGTTGGTTCAAGTAAAGGTAGAACTAATGAATTATACACGGCAACTGAAAATGAATACTTTGGTTTAAAAAATCAATACTCAACTGAATTATTATCAGATTTACAAAAATTAGCAGTAGACGGAACACAAGAAGCTAAAAAAGATAGAAAAACAATTTTTAACACTGAAAGTACTTTACCTTCAGCAACAAGTGGACAAACAATCACTTTACAAGTAACTAAAATTAATGAAGCATTTACAAGTTTAGATAAAAATTCAAATGATTTTTATAATCAATGTCAAGAAATAAAAAAAGCTTTAAGTGGTAATACAATACAAGAAGTAAATGTAACTATTTTTACTTCAACATCGGAAGTTGCTGATGATACGTACAATTTTTATTTAGGGGTTAGAAGAGCATATTCAATTGTTAATGATATATTTGAAAACATTAAGAATGACAAAAAACCAAAAATTCAATGGTTTGAAGATAATGATTTAAAAAAATATTTTAAATCTGGTTTAACCACAAAAGATACATATAAAGAATATAAATTTCAAGATTTTGGTTGGAAAACTGAAGGTGTTTTAAAAGTTAGTTATATAACGAAAGGTGAAAATACACCATTAAGTACAGCTAATCCCGCACCAGGTAGTCAAGATAATATAAATTGTCACACACCAATATATACAAAATACGGTTTAAAAAATACCGCACCAATTGCGTTTTATTGTAGACAAGCTTCAGTTAATATTAAAGTTACCAAAAAAGAAGAACAACCAAAACCAACAAAAACAGGAGGGTCAAGTACAATTCCAAAAATAACTGTAAGTCCGGATACCCCAATTACAACTTATAATAAAAAACCACCAATAGATGTAATGAAGAGAATTATTATGAAAACATTATCAGAATGTTTTTATTTTAAACAACTAGAGGATAATTCGCCGGTTACATTTAAATCATTAAAAGAAAAATTAAAATATTTTCATCCAGGTTTTCATTCAACAACTCCAGAAGGATTAAACAGTAGATTAACATTTTTGTTACAATGTTTAAGACCTGGAGATACAATACCAATTAAAGGATTGGCCGATAATGCGGATTTAAATTCAAGAAATACATCATTCGGACCACCCCCAATTTGTGTAATTAGAATTGGTGACTTTTACCATTCTAAAATTATTATTAGAGATATTAGCATTTCATATGAAGATGGACCTTGGGATATGAATCCAGAAGGAATTGGATATCAACCAATGGTTGCAACTGTTCAATTACAGGTTAGTTTTATCGGTGGTCAAGGTTTAGAAAAACCGGTTGAAAAATTACAAAATGCGTTATCATCTAATTTCTTTGCCAATACTGAAATGTATGATGAAAGGTCTGAATCTACTGCAACAACTATTGCGGGTAAAAAGACTTCAGATTTTACCAAAGAATTTTTAGAACAACTTTCTAAAAAACCTGAATATCAATTAATTACAGATTCGTTTAATCCTGATAATCAAATTTATCAAGGAGTTACTATTGGTAATCCTGTTAAAGATAATTTAGATTACACTCAATTAATTAAGGACATATATAATATTGTTGACAACTATGTTAAAATGTATAAAGGAGCGTATAGTGATGTATTATCCAAATACGGAGATATAATAGCGGGATTATTATTTTCACCAAATTATAGACCAATTAACAAGTTTGATGTTAATAATACACCATCATCTACAACTAATATGAGTTTATTTGGTATCATGGATTCAAATAAAAATTTATCATATTATGTAAGTAAACTTAAATCTGTTTTAGATTCTGAAATCGATAATAGAAATTTAAATGTTGAAATTTTCAAAATATTTGATACTAAAAATGAAGAATTAGTTACCGAATCTGAAAATATTTTAAAACAAATTGTTAAAAAATTAATACACGATAAAGTAGATAATATTAATAATTTAAACTCATTGAAAGATTTATTTAATTCTAGAAATGAAGTAATTAAAGTTATTGATTTTGCTAACTATATGGTTAAATTTGGTACCGATTGTCAAATTTCAGGATCAACATATTACGATATTTTACTAACAGGGTTTAATCAAACCGATTTTTATAGTCAATACGAACAAGTAATAACATACGCTAATTCAGTTTATACAACATTGAATAGTAATTTTAACACATCTTTAGATTTTAATACAATTGGAGGTTTACCGATAGAAAATTCACAACAAATATTACCTTATTTAGTTAAAGATAATTTACAAGATATTAGAGACGCATATAATAAAAATGATGTCTCAACTGTGGGTGTTGGAGATGGAAGTTTAACATTATTAGAAAAAGTAAGTATAAGATTACAAAGAGTTTTACCAAAAACAGGTATGACAGTGAATTACGATAATATTAAACCTATCCCAACAAGAAAAAATGAAAAAAAGTTTTCATATCCTGCCGGTAAACCAGTTGAAATAGATGTAACTGACCCAGATGGAAAAAAACCTATATTAAACAAAATAATGGTTGCGAAAAAAATACCACCAACAGGTAATAAACTAAATTTCTATAAACCAAACGCAGCGGCAAATGAGTAGACAATATTACGATAGGTATCAGTTTTTTGATAACAATGGTAAATTTCAAATTGTACCAGGTATAGAAATGCCAATAAAACCATCAGACAAGTATATTCAATATAAAAAGGGTAGAGATAGGTTAGATAAAATATCACAAGAGTATTATGGTTCACCTACTTTTAGTTGGTTAATTCTTCAAGCAAATCCATTAGCGGGTGGAATTGAATTTTTAATACCTGATAATTTTTACATTAGAATACCATTTCCTTTATTGGACTCTTTACAAGATTATAAAAGTGGTGTAGAATTGTATAAATTATATTATGGCGAACAATAACTTAAATAAGACTGAAAACATACTGGTTAAAGTTGACCAAAACAACGTAATTCTTATTGACCCAAATAGCGTGGTTGATGGAACTAATGTTGCGATGAGAAATGTACCATCAGAAAATTTAGTTATGTATGCCAATTTGGAAGCAGATTTAATCCCAAGAACGGTTTTAGCGGTTTCAGGTAATAATTCAGGACAAGGTAATTTACAATCTGTAGCAAAAGGAACATTTAATATGTTGAGAAATGCTAACGGAGGAGATTTAGATAATAGTTGGACAAATTCATTTAGTGAAACAAATCAAACTGTAACAGATGATAAAGGTAAACAAACTATATTAACTAATAATACATCTGATACATCGGCACAAACTTTTGGTATTGAAAGTATTATTATCAATGTCAAAGGTTCTAATTTTATTCCACAAGTTAATATTAATTTTGTTGATGTTAGGGGTAAAACATTATTTGATTCACCCCCTAACTCACCATATAGAGCTTTCTTTCACTTACCGTGGCCGATATTTTATCTAACGGTAAAAGGATATTATGGTAAAGCAATTAGATATAGATTACATTTAACTAAATTTAATTCAAAATACAATGGTTCTAATGGTAATTTTGAAATATCAACAACTTTTGTTGGTTCCACATATGCGTTCTTAAATGATATACCATTAACAGGTATATTAAACGCACCTTACATGTTCGCTATTGAATCGGATAGTGAAAAACCAAAATTTAACACAGGTACAGGTCAATACGATAAAAAAATATCAAAATCAAGTAAGGGATATATGTTACTAAAATCAGTTTATAGTGATTATGTATCAAAAGGACTTTTACCTAAAAGTTTTTTAAACAACCCAAAAACCTTAAGAGAAGTTATTAGTGTTGCTAAAACATTAGATAAAATACTTGAAAGAGAAATATTAGACCAAAAAGTCGATTTTCATATTTTTGACGGAGTTAAAGAATTTGAAAAATTAATTGAGGAGTATTCTAAACAAGTAGATGTGTGGGGACAAAAACATTTAAGTAAAGATTTTGTAACAAGAGAAGAAAGTAAATTATATTTTTTATCCTCCACCGAAAAAAATGAATTAACAAATGTAACTGGATCAACTAATAATAATTCACTAGAATCTGTCAATACAAATTATAAAAATTTATTAAATAAAGCAATAAATTTTTCAAATGTTAAAATAAACCAATCTGGTACCGATTTTAAAAAAGAAACAATTAATTTTATTGATAATGTAAGAGAAATTAAATTTTATTTTGATAAAATAGATTCTAAATATGTAATAAAAATAGACATTTTAAAAAACCAAATTAACAAAATAAAAAATTCTTTTTTAGGAGAAAAAAAGAAATTACAAGATTTTGTTGAAAAGGAAATGAATAAAATTATAAAAGACCCATCAAAAGGTATTGGGTTTGAACCAACAATTAGAAATATATTTGGAGTTATAATGGCTAATGCTGATGTTTATATTAAACTTTTAAAAGATGTTCATTCAAAAGCATATGAGGTTGCGGTTAAAAGAAAAGATATTGTAAATAAATATAGTGATGAATCAATAGATGATTCAGTTTATCCATGGCCTGAAATTAGAAAAATAAATTCTGATAAACAAAAAACTGTAGCATATCCTGGTGACCCTGATTTAGTCTCTCAATTAAATTCTAATGACCCTTTATTATGGCCGGAAGTTGATTTTGTTGAAAATTATCATGGAACGGCAAGTAAAAGAATTGACCCATTAGCAGAAAAAGAAGGTGGGGTTGGAACAATAAATTATGTATTTGCCGCTAATACTCCAAATGTAGATATAAAAAATATATCAACATTATTTGAAGTTTATAATAATATACCATATAATGATAAGTCAATTTCAAGTATTGTATATGAGATTTATGAAAGAGCAAGGTATACAACTTTATTAGATAGTTTTACTGGAGACAACCAAAGTTCAACAATACAAGAATTGGCGGATAATGAGTTTGACAATATAAAAAAATTATTTGACGAAGATTATGAAATTAAAGATATATTAAGAACAATTAATAATATACAAACATTAGATGAATATGTTTTATCATATTCACCATTTGAAAGATACCCATATTTTCAAGATAAATTACCAACAACAAACTATATAAAAAATTTAGAAGAAGTTTCATTTAAAATGGAACAAAATGGAGAATTTATCAAACCAAATAAAGACGATTCTTTTAAAAAATTAAATAGCACTTTAAAAAATTATACTTCAGAAGAATATAGAAAATCAATTTATCCATTTAATTCAACAACATATTTAAATTATTTAAATAAACAAGATTTTAACTATGATGATTTAAATATTAAAAATATTTTATATGTACATACTACCGAAGGGTTAGTTAGTTCACCTAAAAATTTAACATGGGTTAAAGATAGATATGAACAAAATTTATTTAAACAAAATTTACAAATATCACAATACGGAAGTTCAAATATTCTAAACACACCATATTTTCATAAACAATTATATAACGATTTTAATAAACAAAATTCATATGGAAAATATGTTGGTTCGGCTTATCTTTTATTAAATTCGTTACCATTTTTAGATTTGGAAGATAAAGTAAGTTCATATTTTGGACCTTCAGGTAATCTATTAACAAAACCAAATAAAGCAAAAATGTTTTCTTTGTTTAGAGAAGTTAATGCGTCTCATTGTATTCCTTATCATTTAATACTTAAATGGGGGTCAATATATCATCGATATAAAACATATTTAATTGAAGGATATGATATTTTAAGTGGGTTTACAAATAATAATATAACTGAACCAATTAGTGGAAGTACATTTTTTGACAACAATACTACAGATCAATTTATTATTCCAAATAAAACAGTAACATATTCGAATAAAAATACGGTAGGATTACACCCCTTTTATGATGCTATATTCCATCAAATTGTTAATGGTTATTCACATTATAATATTACTTCAGGTAGTACGGATTTTAACGGAAGGGTTTTTATAGGAGAAATAAATGTAGTTCAAAAATCAATAGGTGATAATATAACATATACAACCAATTTTGTTAAAAACTCATTATATAACACTGGTGATAATTTCTACACGTTATTACCATCGGTGGGTGACAACTCGGTTACCAATTTAATAAATCCAAATGTTCTTAATTTAGGTTATAATGGAAAAGAACAAGCCGCATATAGAATAATATGGGAAGATGAAATATTAACCACCACCTTTAGTGGTAAAACATTCCCAAGTTATAACCAATACAATAGAACATATATAAGTGGTACAACTAAATCTAACGATAATCTATATAGAATTGATAATGATTATAGAAAAATTGTTGATTTAATAGGTACATTTAGTTCATCAATTTTAAATGAGTTTGAAGATTGTTTTTTAGATTTCTCAACTGAAAAAATTAATATTGAAACACCATATTACAAATTCCAACCGTACACTGGAGAAACATCGGGACCACATAAAGTAAGTTATGATAAGTTCCAAGATTTATTAAAGGAAATTGTTACATCACCAATTACATTAATTGACCCAACAGACCCTAATTCACTTATTAACACACTTAAGAAAAATCAATTATTTAAATTAGAAGAAATTTCACGAAAGATTTTAAGTTCTGATAACCAAATTAAAATAACATTAGGTAATACAAAGGAAATTAATCCAAATGTTTGGTATGGGTTTACTAATATTGATAATATAAACACCTTTAAGTATAAACCATATGAAGAGTCACAATACATATTAGGTTATGGAGAAACTAAAAATATGATTGATTTATATGTTAGTGAAGATATTGATGGATATTATAAAAAATTCTTTGAAATTAACAATGTTGAATTAAGTGAAGAAAATATATTAATGTTTAGACCACTAATTCAAATATTTGCTGGTGTATATAAAGATAATAAATTATTAGATAAAAGTGGATTCCGAAGTTATATAAAAACAATATTAGACAAATCTACCAATAGATTAGGAATTTATTTAGAACAATTAACAAAAAAATTAACAACATTAGAATCAGCTAAAAACGATACTAACCAATTAAGTATATATAGTGGTTATAACGATTTAACTTTAAAACTTGAGGAGTACAATTATTTTAAAATTTTTAATGATAAATGGGTGGCAGGTAATTCATTAGGGTCACGACTACTAATGGAAGAGTTTTTATTTTTAGATAAAGCAAATAAAGATATTGGAGATGTAGCTTATTTAAGTTTAGAAAAATTAATATCATTAGAAGATCCTAAAAACGATAAGGCTAATTTATATAGTGTTATATCAATGTTAATACAAGGAACAGGTTTTGATATGAGAGCACTACCGGCATATGTTAATTTTTACGGTACAAATTTTTCTACAAAATCAAAAACTGTAGCTTCTAAAAAAGTGGCACAAAATATTTTTGGAACTTTTTTAGATGTTGATTACCAAGAATCGTCACCTAAAATTATTATTCAATATACGGGACCCACTTCTAAACAATTAGAAATGACCGATGTTGAAAATAAAGATAATAAATTTAAAAATGATAGTGGTAATTTATTTCAAAGTGCACAAAGTCCTTTAGTTGTAACGGTATTAGATAATAATAACGCGGGTGATTTATATAAATCAAATAAAGTTGTTGCCTTTGAGGTTAGTGCTGGAGATGAAAACCAATCAATGTTTAAAGGTATATCACTTGACCAATCATCCCAAAGAGAAACTTCAGAATCTATGCAAGCTCTTGAAAATTTAGGTAGGTCAGAATCTGGAGCGGGGGTAGCACAAATGGATGTATCACTTTTTGACACATATAGATTAAGAGCATATACATGTGAGGTAACTATGTTAGGTAATGTAATGATACAACCTACCATGTATTTTTATCTAAAGAATATCCCTATGTTTAGGGGGTCATATTGGATTACGGATGTATCACACAATGTAAGACCTGGCAATATTACAACTACATTTAAAGGTACTAGGATACCATATCAATCGTTACCTAACCCTAAAGATTCTTTTTATTCTAGCTTTAGAGTTTTATTTGATAAAATGTCAAAGGCAGCGACGGCTAAGGTTAAAGAACAATCATTAGTAACAACTGGAGCAACAAAAAATGAAAATGTATTAAAAACTGACAACGGTTCGTTTTTAATAGATGCTGGAGATGTAAAGAAAAAACCTAAAGGTGAATCAGACCCATTACCAACTTCAGGAATTAATGAATTTGGTTTAAATTGGGGAGGATTTAACGGACAAAAATATATTATCCAAGTTAAGAATAATCAAATTAAAGGAGACCCTAATAAAGTTTATTTTAGAGCGGTGGCATGTTCAATGGGAGGTAAAAACTATAATCCTGATGATAATATTGAAATGGCTATCTTATCATTAGTTACATCTAAAACTAAAAATTCGGGTGATGTTAACCATAAAAATATATTATGGAATGATATAAAAGGAAATAAAACAAATTATTTCTACTCCACTAAATTTGATTTAAGAGTATCTTCTAATTTTATTATTAGTGCTAAAACAACATTTATAAACCCTAGTAATAATTCCACAAAAATAGTCGAACCAATTGGTAAAAGTGTAACCGAAATAAACAAAAGTAACATTAGTGGACCAATACATAATGGACCTAATGTAGATGGATTTGGTATAGCTTTATCATATAAATTAATGCGTGATTTGGGACTATCTGAAGGAGAGGTAGTTTATTTTACAATGGAGGCCGGATATTAATGATATTATAGATATTTATATAAAAAACTATTATGGAAAACAATAGACTAAACAGTACTGTTGACCAATTTTTAACCCCTAAACAAGTTAAAAAAGTGTCAAATGACGGTATGGAAAGAGAAGAATGTGATTTAGTAACAGGAGAATGTTATACAATCAGAGAAAAAGACGGAATCGTTGAAAGAATAAATAAAAGATACATTACCAATGACGGTAGACAATTATTACAAGATTAAGCCATGTTAGAACAAAAATTACAAGAAGAGTTGAATCGTTACAAATCTATTAATAGATATGGTAAAACGATGATTATGGAACAAGGAGTTCCCCCTGTTGATCCAGCGGCTCCGCCGGCACCCGATGCTCCTGTTGATCCAGCGGCAGCACCACCAGCAGACGCACCTGTTGACCCATCAGCGGCACCGGCGGCAGACGCACCTGTAGCGGGAGCTCCCGACGCATTACCTGAATCTGATACTCAAGAATTAGATATTACAGATTTAGTTGATATGACTAAAAGTATTAAAAAAGACTTAGAAAATCACACACAAGATAATACAGCGGTTATTAATAAAATGGATGATGTATTTACTAAACTTAACGATTTAGAAATTAAACTTGCTCAAATGGACCAAGTTATGGCTAAAATCGATGAGTTAGGGGCTAAGGTACAACAAATGAAACCTGAAACACCAGTTGAAAAATTGGAAATGCGTTCATTGGATTCGTATCCATTTAATGAAAAACCACAAGAATTTTTTAATCACAAGCAACAAGAGATGCAACAAAGTGGAAAAAATGAATATGTTTTAACCAAAGATGACGTAACAAATTATGATTCAGGAATAAAAAAGTCATTTAACCCACAAGAAGAAGAAGATGAATATAAGTTCTAAAATAAAGTTCCTAATGGAACTTCAAAATCAGACTAAAATTAATCATTGGCAAACCAAAAGTTACGCAAGACACAACGCGTTCGACAAACTTTTTGAAGGCTTAATTGATTTAACCGACACTTTTGCTGAAACTGCTATGGGAAAGTACGGTAGATTCAAATTAGAAGAAGAAGATAAGACAATAAACATAGTGAATTTAAATGATTTAGATTTAAAAGAAATGTTAGAAACATCAAAAGATGCTTTAATTCAATGGACTGAGGAGTTTGACTCTAAAGATACTGATTTATTGAATATTAGAGATGAGATTTTAGGATTGTTAAATCAAGTTACATATTTATTAACATTAGAATAAATTAAAAATTATTAAAAGAAATGGCATTACAAAGCGCATCAACATCGAGAACGGCATCAAATAACGCCTTTACAGGGTTAACATATGTCAATTCAATAATTACAGGAGCAACAACCAACGGTTTATATTCTGTTATAATTGAAGGTAACTATTTGGACGATACATTGACTGGATCAATAATTTCATCAGGTTACACAATAACCAAAAGATTTGACAACATGGGTACTTATCCAAGATATTTGATTGGTTGGTAGTAAAAAAAACTTTAAAAATAACTTAACCCAGATTTCACAGTCTGGGTTTTTTTATGTATATTATACTATAATGATTTATTAATTAAAATTAAATTTATGTCAACATTTGATGCAGTACTAAAACAGTACGAACAAAACAAAAACGCCACAAGTGGCAATTCAAACAAGATGTCTTCAGAAGACAGATTAAAACGTTATTTCACTACCGTATTACCTAAAGGTTCTAAAGGTGAAGAAAGACGTATTCGTATTTTACCTACAAAAGATGGTTCTTCTCCATTTGTAGAGGTTTTTTTCCACGAAGTTCAAGTGGATGGAAAATGGGTTAAGTTATATGACCCAGAACAAGAAGGAAAACGTTCACCATTAAATGAAGTTAAAAATGCTTTAATGGCAACAGGAGTTGAATCAGATAAAGAATTAGCAAGAACTTACCGTTCTCGTAAATTTTATATCGTTAAAGTTATCGACCGTGACCACGAAGCGGACGGAGTTAAGTTTTGGAGATTTAAACATAATCACAAAGGTGATGGAGTTATTGATAAAATCTTCCCAATCTTCCGTAATAAAGGTGATGTTACCGATTCTCAAAAAGGTCGTGATTTGATTTTATCATTGAGTTTAACAAAATCAGGACAAGGTAAAGAATACACAGTTATTAGTTCAGTTTTGAACGATGACGCAAGTCCTTTACATACTGACGCCGATGTTGCTAAAACATGGTTAGAAGATGAGTTAACATGGGGAGATGTTTATTCTAAAAAAGGTGAAGATTATTTAGAAATGGTTGCTAAAGGTGAAGTTCCACGTTGGGATACCAATAGTAACAAATGGGTTTCAAACTCAACAGCTGAAGAAACAATCGGTTCACCGAAATCTTCAACTCCAACAGTTGACCCACAAGACGAAGCAGATGTAGATGGTGATTTACCATTCTAATTATTAATGGAGGGGTGGAGATAACGTCAGAAACCCCATTTTTAAAACAATATTATGGCAGGTATAAAAAAAACAGATTTTTCAGCAATTAAGAAGAAGTTCTCTAAAGAGGCGGAATATAAACCAGACCGTTTCTTTGATTTGGGTGATGCCTTTTTAGATGCTACAGGTATTCCTGGACCCGCAATGGGTCACATCAATATGTTATTAGGACATAGTGATACGGGTAAAACTACGGCTTTAGTTAAAGCTGCGGTTGACGCACAAAAGAAAGGCATTGTTCCTGTATTTGTAATTACTGAACAAAAATGGAGTTGGGACCACGCAGAATTAATGGGTTTCAATAAAGCCGGAGATTATCTTTTCAATAGTGATTTCGAGTACATCGAACAAATCACAGAGTATATTAATGAATTATTAGATGCTCAAGAGAAAGGAGATTTACCTCACGATTTATTAATCCTTTGGGATTCGGTAGGTTCAGTTCCATGTAAAATGACTTACGATGGTAAAGGTGGTAAACAACACAATGCCTCGGTATTAGCTGACAAAATTGGAATGGGAATCAACCAACGTATTTCAGGTTCAAGAAGAACAGATAAACCTCATACGAATACGTTAATCATTGTAAACCAACCTTGGGTAGAATTACCTGATAATCCTTTTGGGCAACCGAAGATTAAAGCAAAAGGTGGAGAAGCAATTTGGTTAAACTCAAGTATCGTATTCTTATTTGGTAATCAAAAAGGAGCGGGAACAACAAAAATCTCAATCACAAAAGATAAGAGAAAAGTTAAAATAGCAACAAGAACAAAAATCTCAATTATGAAAAACCATATCAATGGTTTAGGATATGAGGACGGACGTATCTTGGTTACATCACACGGTTTTATGGCAGGACGAGAGGAAGGAGAAGAAAAGAAATCTCTCGAAGAGTACAAAAAAGAGTGTGGTGATTACATCAGTAAGATGTTAGGTGTTAGTGTTACAGACATCGCGGATGTGGAAGTTGTAACAGAAGAGTCAGATCTATAAAATTTTTAAATGTCGGTTTTACTTGTTGATGGAGATAATTTACTTACGATTGGTTACTATGGTGTCAAGAACGCCTTTCATAAAGGAACACATATTGGGGGAATCTATCATTTCCTTAATACTCTTAGGAGAGCGTTTGATACGTACCATTTAGAAAAAATTGTGGTTTTTTGGGATGGACATGAAGGTTCATTAACAAGAAAAAAAATATATATTCATTACAAGGAAAACCGACGTTCAAGATTAAGAACTGAAGAAGATTTACAATCTTATTTTTATCAAAGAGATAGGGTTAAACAATATCTTGAAGAGTTATATGTTAGACAGGGGGAGTATGAGTATTGTGAGACAGATGATAACATCGCTTACTACACTCAAAACTCACCAAACGAAAAGAAAATTATTTATTCATCCGATGGGGATTTAACACAACTTGTGTCAGAAAATACGCAAATTTACAATCCATCTCATCAAAAATTATACAAACAAAACGATACGATTGTTTACGACCACGAAGAAATTCTAATTGAAAATGTTAGATTGGTTAAAATGATATGTGGTGACAATTCCGATAACATAGCAGGAATAAGAGGAATGGGAGTTAAAAGATTTTTATCTTTTTTCCCTGAACTAAGGAATCAACCAATAACGGTTGATGAGGTTAAGGACAAGTGTAACCTATTATTTGAAAAAGATAAACATAATAAATCTTTAACTAATTTACTTACAGGTGTTACAAAACATGGAGTTTTCGGAGATGAATTTTTTGACGTAAACAACCGTATTGTTAGTTTGACAGACCCATATTTAACCGAAGAAGCAAAGGAAAATATTGAACAATTAATCAACGAACCTTTAGACCCTGAAGGTAGGTCATATAAAAATACAATGAAAATGATGATGGAAGACGGATTATTTAATATCCTACCAAAATCAGAAGATGCGTGGATAAACTTTTTAAACCCATATATGCGTTTAACGAGAATTGAAAAGAATTATAAAACCAAAAATAAAAAAATAATAAAAATTAAAAACTATGAGTAATCAACAGGACATCACAAAATTTGAGTTCTTATTGACTTTAGAGGGCAACATTATTTGCCAAAGATTCTTTAATGTAAAAGATTATGTAGAACAAGCTACACGTTCTATGGATTTACATTATTACGTAAAAAATATTTGTGAAGATATTTCTTACGATTTAAAAATAAAAAGTTCCAACTATCTATGTGAAAATCAAAACTATATCCTCAATTTTGAGAATGTGGAAGAATTAAATGAAGGGCAAAAAGAGCATTTTTTATTGGAAATCAAGCTAGGTGACGATGTATTTATTCAAAGGATATTTCCGGCGTACCTTTACCATCCAAAGGTTAGATACACTGTAGATATTCGTCCAAGATTGAAGAGAATTTTGTCAGATTTGACAGATATTTTATCTTCTGAAGAATTGGAAACAAGTTATTTAGGGTACGAATTATAATTTTAAATTTATATATACAACTATTATGGAAGAAAGGAATTTTGGGTATTTGGGGTTTTCGTTTCAACAATCCCTTATCAAGGCTATTATTGAAGATAAGAAATACGGTGAAACAATTATTGATGTGTTAGAAAGTAAGTTTTTTGATAATAACTCGTTTAGATTTATTATGGAAAATACAAGAGAGTTGTACAAAAATTACAATAAAATTCCTGATTACAATACTTTAGCACAGAAAATCATGGCTGAAGGTGGTAATAAAGATTCCTCTAAAATTCACGTAGATACATTAGAAGCAATTAAAAATAATGAGTCTCAAATTGAATATGTAAAAGATACCGCACTTAACTTCTGTAAACAACAAAACTTGAAAAGAGAGTTAAAAAATGTACAAAGTATTATTGAAAGTGGTGAGTTTGAGGCATATAATAAGATTGAAGAAATTATCCAAAAAGCATTACAAGTTGGTTTATCAAATGATGAGGCAACGGATGTGTTTCATGATATTGATGGAGCGTTAGAAAAGGACTTTAGACACCCTTTACCGACAGGTATTGTAGGAATTGACAACTTACTTAAAGGTGGGTTAGGAATCGGAGAATTGGGGGTTGTATTAGCACCTACCGGTACTGGTAAGACTACCTTACTTACTAAGTTCGCTAATACCGCGTATAACTTAGGTTATAATGTGGTACAAATATTTTTTGAAGATAATCCAGGAAATATTAAAAGAAAACATTATACGATTTGGACGGACATTGCTCCTGACCAACAACCTGAGTTTAAAGATGAGGTTAAAACAAAAGTTGAAGAGGCGCAAGCTAAATCAAAAGGTAGTTTGAAGTTATTAAAATTGGCTAGTGATAATGTTACTGTTTCAGAAATTAAAAATAAAATCAGAAAGATGAATTCTGAAATAGGTAAAAAAGTTGATTTATTGGTATTAGATTATGTTGATTGTATTTCATCAGATAAATCGACAAATGGTGAAGAATGGAAAGGTGAAGGTTCAGTTATGAGAAGTTTGGAATCAATGACAGGTGAATTTGAAATGGCAATATGGACAGCAACACAAGGTAACCGTGAATCAATTTCATCTGAAGTTGTAACAGGAGACCAAATGGGAGGTTCAATTAAGAAAGCACAAATTGCTCACGTTATATTATCTATTGGTAAAACATTAGAACAAAAAGAACATAATTTGGCAACACTTACGTTATTAAAATCACGTATTGGTAAAGATGGTGTTGTTTTCCAAAACTGTAAATTTAATAATGAATATCTTGTAATTGATACAGAATCACAAAATACATTATTAGGCCATGAAGAACAAGAAGTACAAAAAAGAGCAAACAGAGCAGCTGAAGTTTTCAGAAAGAATCAAGAGAAAAAACAAATAATAAACACATAAATTAAAAAGGAAATTAAATAATGCAGAAAGGTAAAAAATTTCTGAGTGACTTAAAATTGCATTCAGATTATTTCAAATGGAAAGAAGAAGAACAAAGGTATGAAACATGGGAAGATGCATGTGAGAACATAATTGACGGACACAGAAAAAAATATGTAGATTATACTGAGGCAATTGAACCATATTTACAAAGTGCTGTTGAAAGTATGAAAGATCAAGCTGTATTGGCTTCACAAAGAAACTTACAATACAGACATGAACAAATTATGAAACATAATACGAGAATGTTTAACTGTACATCAGGACACATTGCCCGTAATAGAGTATTCCAAGAGATTTTTTATTTGGCCTTATCTGGTTGTGGATTTGGAGGTGGTTTATTAATCCCTTTCGTTAACAACTTAAGTAAATTACAAAAAAGAACTTTAGGTACTAAAACTTTTTATATTGAAGATAGTATCGAAGGATGGGCAGATTCATTAGGTGTATTATTATCGTCTTATTTTGTTGATGACCAACCATTCCCTGAATATGCTGGATATGAAATTAAATTTGATTATTCATTTATTAGAGAAAAAGGTGCGTTCATCAGTGGTGGATTTAAAGCTCCAGGTCCTGAAGGTTTAAAACAATCTTTAGAAAAAATTGAATCTTTAGTTGAAAAATGGATTACAAATGAAGGTGAAAAAATTAGACCAATTTTAGCATTTGATATTATTTGTCATTCGGCAGATGCGGTATTATCAGGTGGTGTTAGACGTTCAGCTTTAAATATGATAGTTGACCCTAACGACACAGAGATGATTCACGCTAAGACGGGTAATTGGAGAATGGAAAATCCACAAAGAGGTCGTAGTAACAACTCCGTATTATTGTTAAGGAGTGAAGTTGTTAAAGAACAGTTCAATTATTTAGTACAATTAAATGACGGAGCAAATGATATTGGATTCGTATT